GGGATTTCCAACCAAGCGGCGATTTTTCAGAAAAATTTTTGAAGGGCGGTGAAGCTTTTGGCAACTAAACTTGAAATTGAAACAAAACAGAACATGCAGGCGCTTGGAGTTTATCAAAGTGAATTTGATGTAGCAATTTCGATATATGCAGGGCTTGTTGAACAATATCAGCAGCTTGAAAGGGATTTTAAAAAATCCAAGTTCACTGTTGTTGAAAATACCGGATACAGTGACAACAAAAAAAGAAATCCTTTGGTTGCTTCAATGGAATCTTTAAGAAAAGATATTCTTCAATATAGCAACGCTTTAGGATTGACACCGGCAGGATTGAAAAAGATTAAAGAAAAAGCCGGTGAACCTAAAAAGAAGCAATCAAAGCTTGAAATGGCGCTGAATAACTTTGGAATTTAAAAATCTTGAAACAGTTAAAAGCTATGCAAAAGCTGTTGTTGATGGCAGCAAGGTTGCTTGCAAAGAATTAATTCAAGCAGCCCAACGATTTCTTGATGATTTAGAAGATGAACGCTATGAACTAAGGGCAAAGGATGCAGAATTTTGTATTGGCATTATTGAAAAAACCTTTGTTCATATTAAAGGAACAGCAAAAGGACAACCATATATTCTTGAAGATTGGCAGCGGTTCATTGTTTACAATGTCGCTGCTATTTATTTGAAAGGAACTAATGAAAGAAAATATAAAGAAGCTTTCATTTTCCTGCCAAGAAAGAACAGCAAAACATTTTTTGCTTCAGCTTTGGCTTGGGCGCTTTCACTTTTGGAAAGAAACTATTTCAGCGTGTTGTATATTGTGGCAACCAAACTTGACAGGGCGCTTGAAGGATTCAACAACATTCTTGAAAATCTTGAAATGATGGGCGAAAAGGCAAACTTCAGAGTGCTTGACAACAACAGTGAACATTCAATTAACAGAAGCTTTTATGATGCTGATGGAAGAAAAACCGGAGCAATGAAAATTCAAGCTTTAGCTTCAGATGCAAAAAAGGCAGACGGATTGAATGCAAATATTTTCATCTTGGATGAAATACACGCTTATAAAAATGCCAATGAATACTTTGTTTACAAACAAGCCCAAAAAGCTTATGTGAACAAGCTGCTGATTGGAATCACAACAGCCGGCAGCAATATGAACAGCTTTTGTTATCAGCGGTTAAATTATTGCCAAAAGGTTTTGAACAAAGAAGTTGAAGATGAACAGTATTTTATTTTCATAACAAAAGCAGACAATCCGGATGATTACACGAATCCAATTGAACATGAAAAAGCGAATCCAAATTACAATGTCACAATTCGTGCTGCTGATATTATGGCAGATGCAATGCAGGCACAAAATGACCCTTCAGCCCGTGATGAATTTTTAAATAAATCATTGAACATTTACACCAACACAATGAGCAGTTATTTCAACATGGCTGAAGTTCAAATAAGTGATGAAGCAGCACACAAGGACCTTGAAGCAAAACTTGGGCAGCCGGTAACACTGGAAGCATTGGCAAAGCTGCCGGTTCAATGGTTTGGCGGTGCCGATTTATCCAAAATGTTTGACTTGACCGGCGCTTGTATTTATGGGCGCTATGAAGAAATTGATATATCAATCACACACGGCTTCATTCCGGTAACACAAGCAAAAGCAAAAGCGGAAGAAGATAATATTCCGTTCTTTTGGTGGGAAGAACAAGGTTGGTTGACCATGACCAACAGCGAACTTGTGGACTATGAAGAAGTAGTGAAATGGTTTAAGCGAATGAAAGAAATGGGATTCAAAATAAAAGCTGTTGCTTTTGATAAATATAACAGCCGTGATTTTGTTCGGAGCATGGAGCGGCAGAAATTCAAAATGGAAGAAGCAGGGCAGCAGTTTTGGAAGAAATCTGAAGCTTTCAGGGAGATAGAGCGCAAAATAAAAGCAAAGCAGTTCACCTATATGCAATCAAAAGCTTTTGAATATTGTATTTCCAATGTCAAAGCAAATGAAGATGCTGAAGAACGTGTTCGCTTTGAAAAAGTTGGTGACAACTTCCGGATTGACTTATTCGATGCAACGGTTGTTGCCGTGAAACAAGCGATTATTGCAAGAGATAAAAAGACCAAGCTAAACACTTGGTTGTAAGGAGGTGAAAGCGTGGGCTTATTCTCAAAGAAATCACGGCTGCTTAAAAAGCGCCAATATGACCCTGTGCAAGTTTGGCTTTCAGGAACCGGAAACGATGAAATTATTTTGCCTGCCGGATTCACACCGGTAACAAAAAATGAAGAAGTAAGAAAATGTATTCACAAAATTGCCGATTTGGTCAGCAGCATGACAATAATGTTGATGCAAAACGGTGAAACCGGTGATAAGCGTTTAAAAAATGCACTTTCAAAGAAAATAGATGTTTATCCTAATCACCATATGATAAGGAAGAATTTTATTTATAGGATTGTCAGCGATATGATAACCAACGGCAACAGTGTTGTTTTGCCGGTTGTTAAAAATGGGCTGCTTGACAATCTAATTATTTGGGAAGCAAGACAGTGTTCTTTTAGGGGTGACGATGAAACTTATGAAATTCAATATAAGCTTCAGACCTTCAACCCTGATGAAGTGCTTCATTTTGTTTTAATTCCTGATGATGAATTTTGTTTTAAAGGTGTGGGCTTTATTCCGGTTGTCAAAGATGCAATTGCAAATATTGTTCAAGCCAATGCAACCAAGACAGGATTTTTACAAAGTAAATGGAGACCTTCTTTAATTATCAAAGTCGAATCTGATGCAGAAGGAATGCAGATAAAAGAAGAACGTGAAAAAATCCTAAATTCTTATGTTGGTGATACTGAAGCCGGTGAACCGTGGATTGTTCCGGCAAGTGAAATTGATGTAACAGAAGTGAAACCTTTAAGCCTTCAAGATTTAGCAATTCAAGACGGTTTGCAGCTTGACAAAAAAGCGGTTGCTGCTGCCTTTGGTGTTCCGGCTTATATGTTAGGAGTTGGGACCTTCAGCAAGGATGAATATAACAACTTTATCAGCAGCGTGATAATGCCAATAGCAAAAGTGATTGAACAAGAATTAAGTAAAAAAATCACTTATGCCCCTGATTGGTATTTCAAATTTAATCCTAAAACACTTTATCAATATGACCTTGCAGAACTAACAACACATGTGAAAGAAATGGTGAATGCAGGCATGGTGAACCGGAATGAAGGAAGGAATTATTTTGACCTTTCACCGGTTGAAGGGCTAGATGAATTTGTTGTTTTAGAAAATTATATTCCGCTTGACCAAGTGGGCAATCAAAACAAACTAAACAATCCGGCACCGGCGGACAATACACCGCCGCCGAATAATGAAGGAGGTGATACCAACAATGCACAACCGAACAGCGGAAGCCAAGCGTGATTTCAGAACAAAATTTGAAGTAACTAGGCAAGCCGAAAACACTAATGATTTTGTCATAGAAGGCTATTTTGCTTTATATGAACAAGAAACTGAATTAATGGATGGTATTTATGAAATCATTACTAAGGGAGCCTTTGACAATACTTTAAATAATGATATCAGAGCGCTTTGGAATCATAACACACAATTTGTTTTAGGCAGGAACAAAAGCGGAACACTAGAAATGAAGCTTGATGATAAAGGACTTTATGCAACAGTTAGAATGCCTAAAACCCAATATGCTGCTGATTTATATGAATTAGTGCAGCGTGGAGATGTGGACCAAGCAAGCTTTGGTTTTAATATATTGGCTGAAGATTTAGAGGAACTTGCAAGCGGCGGTTATAGATGGCGAATCAATCAGATTGATTTGCACGAAATTTCTGTTGTCACTTTTCCTGCATACGAAAATACTTCAGTTCAAGCAAGAGCAAAACAAGTTGAGCAGCTTCAACAAAGAAAGCTTGACACCAAAAAACAAGAACTTTCAAAACGATTGGAGAGATTTAAAACATGTTAAAGCAATTGAAGATTCAAAAGGCTTTAGAACTTAAGCGCCAAAAGCTGAAGGAACTTGAAACAAAAGCTGCTGATATTTTAAAGCGCAGCGAAAATGCACAGGCTGCTTTGGCTGAAGCTGCAAATGAAGAAGATTTGAATTTGCTTGAAACTGAAATTCAAGATATTGAAAAAGAGCAAACAGATTTAGACAATGAAAAGAAAACTGTTGAACAAGAAATTGCAGACCTTGAAACAGAACTTGAAGATGTAAATGAACGTGCAAGCAAAGCAGCAAAAGAAATTCAGACAAGAGAAAAAGGAGCCAAAACAATGAAAGATATTAACCGCCTTGAAGTTAGAGAATTATTAAAGAATGGCGAATACTACAAGCGCCAAGATGTAATTGATTTCTATGAGCAGTTTAAAAATTTACGAGCAGTAACAGGCGGCGAATTAACAATTCCTGAAGTTGTTGTAAATCGTATCATGGAAATCTTGGGTGATTATTCAACACTTTATCCTTTAGTTGACAAAATTCGTATCAAAGGAACAGCACGAATCATAATTGACACCGACACAACACCGGCTTCTTGGGTTGAACAAAATGCTGCTTTACCGGTTGGCGATGTTGGAACACTTGCAACAATTGACTTTGACGGCTTCAAGGTTGGAAAGGTTACTTTTGTTGACAATTACTTATTACAAGATTCTGTTATCAATCTTGATACTTATATTTCACAAAAAATTGCAAGAGCAATTGCACTTGCACTTGATATTGCTATTCTTAACGGAACAGGAGCAGCAGGCAAACAACCAACAGGAATCATTCCAACAATTCCTGCCGGCAATCAAGTAACGGTTGCAGATGGTTCACCGCTTGTTGATTTTGTCAAGCCTATTGGATTAATTGACACCGGACTTGATTCTGTTGGTGAAATTGTAGCAGTAATGAAGCGTTCAACGTATTACAACTATTTCTTGGAGTTTTCTATCAATGTTGATGGTAACGGCAATGTAGTTGGCAGATTACCAAACCTAACAAGACCGGATATTTTAGGAATCCGTGTTGTATTTAATAACAGCATGGCAGAAGATGAAGTTTTATATGGTGATTTCCAAATGTATACACTTGTTGAGCGTGAAAATATTGCTGTTGATTCTTCAGACCAAATTCGATTTGTTGAGGACCAAATGGCATTCCGTGGAAAAGGGCGCTTTGATGGAAAGCCAACAAAGGCAGAAGCTTTTGCTTTGGTTACTATCACACCGGCACCATAATAAAAAAAATGGCACAAGCAATTGAATGTTTGTTGACCGATTTAAGCACCGGTGAAGAAATTAAAATTCCTTCAATTGCAAGAGCAAGAAAATATATGCTAGTTGATACCAATATTATTTATGGGCGGTTAGCAGTTCAGGAACCGTTAATAATAAATGGGTACAAGTTAGAACGAATTAAAAAATAATGGAGGTTCTGAAAATGACAAATGAACAACAAAACGCTTCACAAGCTAATACGCAAAAATCAGAAGAACTTGCAAAAGCACATCAAGAAGCTGCAAAAGCGGTTGAGCCTAAAACGGTTGTCAATGGGAAAGTTGTTTCTCTTAAAGCTGCCCAAGCTGCTGAAGCTTATCATTCAGCTAATGCAACACAAACAGGTATTCAAGAACATCATGCAAATAACACGGAAGCTGTTCAAGCCGGACAAGTAGCACAACAAGCACAATCAGCAGCTTCAAGCCAACAAATGAACCAAGCAACAGGCGCTTCAGTTCGCCAAGCAAATGTGCAAAGCAGCCAAGCACATCTTGAAGATGCAATGAATCAAAGCGGCTATGAAGCAGGAGCGGCGCAAATGTATAACCAAGGCAAAAGCGAATTTGCTAAAAGCATGAATGTTGCAAATGAAACAAATGCAATGGGAGCAGCACACCAAGCAAGCACAACACATATTGAACCGGAACAGCAAGCACAAGCTGCCCAAGCTGCTGCCCAAGCTGCTGCCGAATCAAAAGCAGCAAGAGCAAGAGCAAAAAAGGAAAATCAATAATTGGACACTGTTTTAAATTTGTTAAAAATTGATTTGGGCATTACGCATAATTTGCGTGATGCCTTTTTGATTCCTTTGATTCAGGGCAGCCAAATTGAGATTGAAAAAAGAGGAATCACACTTGATTTGAAAAATACAGCGGACCAAATGCTTTTATCTGATTATGCTGCTTGGTGTTATAGAAACCGCCAACAAGATGTGCCGCTTGCAAATAACATTCAACACCGTTTAAGAAACCGAATCATTGAAGAAAGGATTGCAAAACAAAATGACCTTCTCATATAAGGCAAGTATAGGCAATCCGCAAAATATTTCTTTAGATGATGTTGCTTATTTGATTTCAATCACAACAACAAAAGATGATTTAAATCAAGCAATCAAAAGTGAAAAGCAAGCAATGATTTTTTGCAGCCGGCTTTCAATCACAAGGGCTGAATTTTCAACAGCCGGACAGCTTGGACATAAACCTGTTATGATGCTTGTTTGTGATTCTGATTCTTACAATGATGAACAGCACCTTGAATATAACAATAAGCGCTTCAGCATTTATAAAACTTTTCGCCGAATAGATGGCTTCACGGAATTATATTGTGAGGTGAAAAGCGGTGACAACACCTGATAATTTAGCAGAAGAAATTCAAAGAGTGCTGCAAGGTTATGTTTCAGGAGTTTCAGAACAGATTGAAACAGACAAAAAAGAAGTTGCCCAACAAATTTTGAAAGAATTAAAAACAAAAGGGCTTGGACCTTACAAAGATAGAACAAACGATTATCGAAAAGGTTGGCGCTTAAAAAGGAAGGGCAAAAAATACATTGTCCACAATGCAACAGATTATCAATTAACACACCTTTTGGAACATGGACACGCTAAAAGGGGCGGCGGAAGGGTGCCGGCTTATCCGCACATTGCGCCGATTGAAGAAAAGAATGTTGCAGATTTTCTTGATAGAGTGGAAAGGGCTTTAAGACAATGACACTTTCAGAACTTAATTTAATCCTGCAAGCAACCGGTTTTCCGGTTGCTTATTCTCATTTTATTGAATCAGATAATGAGCCGCTGCCAACACCGCCTTTTATAACTTATTTAGTGCTTTATTCTTCAAACTTTTCTGCCGACAATGTGACCTATAAACAGTTTCAAAATTTACAAATTGAGTTGTACACGGATAGAAAAGATTTAGAAGCTGAAGCTATTCTTGAAGCGGTTTTGAATGAAAATGAAATTCCCTTTGATACAACAGAATCTTACATTGAATCAGAACAGCTATTCCAAAAAATTTATGAAGTGAGGTTGTAAAAATGCCTGAAAATAAAGTTGTTTTTGGTTTAAAAAATGCTCATTACAGTGTAATCACTGAAGGTGATGATGGCACTTACACTTATGCAGCACCAGTTTCTTTGAAAGGCGCTGTTGAACTTGCACTTGATGCAAAAGGTGACAGCAACGATTTTTACGCTGATGATGTTTTATATTACACAACATTAAGCAACCAAGGATATGAAGCAACCTTGACTGTTGCAAATTTAACAAGAGAATTTAGAACCGATGTTTTGGGTGAAACGCTTGATGCAACAGATTCAACCCTTTTAGAAAATAGTGCTATTCAACCAAGAAAGATTGCCTTCATGTTTGAATTTGATGGCGATGTGAAAGCAACAAGACACGTTTTATATAATTGCACAGTGAACCGCCCAGGATTTTCCAGTGCGACAAAAACGGAATCAGCAGAAGTGAAAACGCAAGAATTAACTTTGATTGCTGCACCTAGACCATATGACCAAAATGTAAAACGTTCTACAACTTCAGACACACCGGATACAATTTACAATGCTTGGTATGATGCTGTTTATGACCCTGCACCAACAGGCGGAGTATAAAAGGCGGTTATAACATGGAAAAAACCATTCTGATTGATGGGCAAAAAGTAAGATTTAAAACAAACGGCGCAACACCTATGAGATATAAAGCCCAATTTGGTAAGGACTATTTTAAAGAGATTTTAAAGATGTTTCCTTTGACCGAATTAGCAAACAAAAAGGGAAAAGCAAAAAAAGATGTGACGGCAGAAGAACTTGAAACACTTGATTTTGAAGTTTTCTATAATATTGCTTGGATAATGGCAAAAACAGCAGAACCAACCATTCCGGAGCCTTTGGAATGGTTGGAACAGTTTGATGAATTTCCAATTGCAGATATATTTCCGGAATTGCAAGATTTAATGATTTCATCCTTGCAAACAACAAAAAAAAAGATGGCGGCACCGGTGAAACGATAAGCACGGAATTATATCTTGTTCTTTGTTATAGATGCAAGCTAACACATGCAGACTTGGAGATTATGACAATAGGCATGTGCCTTGATTATATTGATGAATATCTTGAACAGACCAAGCCACAAAAGCAGCACAAAAGAAAAGCAAGTCAATCTGACTTTGATGCTTTTTAAAGGAGCGTGAAAGAATGGCTGATAGAATAAAAGGAATTACCGTGGAAATTGGCGGTGACACAACGGATTTAAGCGCTTCTTTAAGGGGCATCAATAATGAATCAAAAAGCATTGGAAAAGAATTGTCCGATGTGCAGCGCCTTTTAAAATTCAACCCTGATAATGTTGAACTTTTAGAGCAGCGGCAGCAGCTTTTAAACCGCCAAATTGAAAACACTTCACAACGCTTGGAGCATTTAAGAAGTGTTGAACACCAAGTTCAACAGCAATTTGAAAGGGGCGATATTGGAGAGCAGCAATTCAGGGCTTTTCAACGTGAAATCATTGCAACAGAAGGGCGATTGCAGCATTTTGAACAACAAGCAAGGGGAACAAGCCGGAATTTAAGAGCCGGATTTGCAGAACTAGGCAAAGGAATGGCAGGAGCAATTGGCGCTGCTGTTGCCGGTGCCGGACTTAATGAAGTTATTCAAAAATCATTAGAATCAGCACACACAACAACACAAATAAAAGTTGGAATTGATGTTGCTGATGACCAATTGCCCAAAATTCAAAACATGGTTAACACTATCAAAGCTTATGGTGTTGATGGTGAAGCAGCGCTTGAAGGTGTAAGGCGGCAATTTGCTTTGAACAAAAGCGCAAGTGTTGAAGCAAACAATGCAATCATAAAAAGCGCCGCTGTTATTGCAAATTCTTATGCCGGAATTGATTTCACTGAATTAATTCAGGAAACAAACGAGATGGCAGGCAGCTTGAATATGTCCCAAAAAGATGCACTTGGAATGGTGAACACCCTTTTGAAAATGGGATTTCCGCCGGACCAATTGGACATAATCACGGAATACGGCGCACAACTTCAACGTGCCGGCTATAATGCAAGCGAAATTCAAGGTATTTTTGCAGCCGGAATTGATACCAAAAGTTGGAATATTGATAAGCTGATGGATGGTGTTAAAGAAGGGCGAATAAGACTTGCAGAGTTTGGCATACAAGTTGATAAAACAACAGCAGGACTTATAAAAGGAACAGGGATTTCAGCAAGCGAATTGCAAAAATGGGGTGCTGCTGTTGCTGAAGGCGGCGATGGTGCCAAGGTTGCAATGGGTGAGGTTGCAACCAAGCTTGCAAACATTGACGATGCAAGCAAAAGAAATGCGGTTGGTGTTCGTTTGTTCGGAACCATGTGGGAAGATACCGGCGCAAAAGTAACAGATACAATTTTGAACTACAAGAAAAATGCCGGTGATGCAAAAACCAACCAAGACAATTTAAATGCTTCCATTTCACAAATGAATGCAGACCCACAAGTAAGATTGAATCAAGCTATGGCGCAAATGCAAACAGAACTTACACCGCTGCTTGCATCAATTGCAGAATTTGTTGCAAAAATTGCAGATTGGGCGGCAAAGAATCCGGAATTAGCAGCAACAATAATTGCCGTGACTGTTGGATTAGGCATTTTAATTGGATTAATTACAGCAGGGGCAGCGGTTTTTGCTACTTTATCAGCAGCAGCGGCAGCAGCGGAAATTGCTTTATTGCCTTTCATTGCAATTGCAGCAGCGGTTGTTGTTGGCTTGGGCTTATTGGTTGCAGCTATTGTTTATTGTGTAAGGCATTGGAATGAAATAAAAGCGGCTGTTGTTAGTTTTGTAAATGTTGCCGGACAAAAGTTTGATGAATTTAAGGCAGCAGCAAGCACAAAAATTAAAGCGGCAACTGATAAAGTCAAAGAAATTTGGAATACTGTTATGTCTTGGTTTAGAAGTATTGACCTTTCAAGCATTGGAAGAAATGTCATGCAAGGTTTTTTAAATGGAATTAGCAGCATGGCTTCAAAGATTTGGAACAAAGCAAAAGAAATTGCAAATAATGTTGGAAAAACACTTTCTAAAGCGCTGCATCTTGGAAGTCCAAGTAAATTGACCTTCCAATTTGGTAAATGGACCGGTGAAGGCTTGGTTCTTGGTTTAGAAGATTCCATAAGGGCAATTAATCATGCTTCAAACAAAATGGCAGCAGCGGCGCTTCCAAATTATCAAGCGCCAACAATTCAAAATCAAACAGTAGGCAGCAAAACGATGGCTGTTAATTTTTACAGCCCAAAAGCTTTAGATGTAAGAGAAGCAAACAAAGAATTTTCAAGGACCATGAACCGCATGGCTTTAATGTGGTAGGGGTGAAATAATGCTTAAGGTTGATAAAATAGAATTTTGGTTAAATGACGATGTTTATACAATCTATAAAAATCAGATTCAGGATTTTCCTTTGATTGGCGGCACGGCTGCACAACTTGTGACAACAAAAGTTTGGAATCAGCACGGAAACACATTTGTAAATAGTTATATGGAAGCACAAGATGAAAATTTGACTTTCATTTTATATACAGCTTTTAAAAATAGCAATCAAATTGAAGAAATGCGAAAAGAATGCACCGATATTTGCAACCCCTTAAATGGCAAAGTAAGAATGAAAGTTTATTTGAACAGCGGCAGCATTTACAACCGTGATATTGTTTTCACAGCAGCACCAAGTTTTGCTGTTGGAGCAGAGAACAGAAATCAAGCATGGCAAAAAGTTTTGCTGCAATTTGAAGCAAACAATCCTTTCTGGTATTCAGAAGAAGAAATTGTTGAAAGCTTTCAAGCTGTTGAACCTCTTTTTTCATTTCCTTTCAATATGACCGGACAAACAGATAAAGCTTTTGGCGATTATGTGAATAAGACAACCGGAAGCTTGACGAATCCGAATCTTTTCAGATACCGGCAAGCAGCAACCCTTGCAACAGCAATCACCGATTTTACAACAGAAGTAACACAAACACATTATGATGCTGTTGAAGCGATTGGCGGCACAACTTCAACTTGGGGAACAACTACAAACGGCAATATTCCGCAAATGTTGTGGAGTTTTGACGTTATAAAGATTTTAGAAGCCAAATATGGCACAGCGATTTGGGGCGGCTTGACAGCTCTATCAGATAAGATTGCAAAAGCAAAAACAATGATTACAAAAATCATTTACGATTATAGAGGTTATGGGACTAACAGCGCCGGCACTTCAGTAACTTTGAACCGGTGGAGAAGTGATACAAACACTTGGTATGGTAATTGGACCTATAATAATACTGTTGTCACACAACATTTAATAAGCAGCGCAACACCAAGCAATAATATTGATGCAAATGGAATGATTCATCTAATGGCAAACACGGCTGCAAGCAATGGCACGGTTGCTTCAAATTTAATAACAGATTATGTGCATCTTGAATTGCAGCTAACGGCAGATTATAGGACCGACCCTGTTTATTTTGGGGCAATCCTTCCAAACAATGTTGCTGTTAATACCGGACAAGTGCCGGCACCGGTAACAATCCGGATTGAAGGGGCTTGTATTAATCCGAGAATTGGAAAAATCATAAATGATAAAGAGGTTGCTTTTATAAAGTTTAATAATTTGACTTTAGGCGCAAAAGATGTGCTTGAAATACAAACGGCTTTTGGTGAAAAGGGTGTTTGGTTGAATGGTGTTTCCGTGTTCAACAAGCTTGATTTTAGCAGCGAACTTTTTAATTTAGATGTTGGACCAAATGAAATTTCTTTCACTGATGATACCGGAAACACGGCAGCAGCGATTCATTTTATTTACAAAAATCTATATGTGACAGTTTAAGAGGTGGAAGCATGACAATAAACAGTTATTTTTATGACTCTGTTGATAATGATAGACCTTATTCCGCCGGTGATTTTGCAAAAGCTTTTGGAATCATTCTTTCAAATGGTGTGATTCAAAAAGATGATACCGGCGCACTAGGTTTTGATATAGGCGGCACAAATTACACAACCATTTATGCAGGTAAAGCAACGGTGCAAGGGCATTTTGTTGAAATACCGGATACAGAAATTTTGAATGTGACCGGCGGCACTTATTCAGGAATGGTTGTTATAAGAATTGATTTTACAGATACAAGAATAGCAAGTTTGGTTGTAAGAACAGACCGAGTGCCGCAACAAGATACAAGCGCTTGGGAATTGCCGCTTTATAATGTCAGCGTGACAAATGGAGTTATCACGGCGGTAACTGATGTGAGAGTGCAAGGCGGAGCGGTTGCAAAGATGGCTGCAAACACCGTTTCTTGGGGTGCCGACCCTAACGGCGTTTATTTAAATTGCGGATTGTTAGGCGGAACCGGTAAGCCAATAAAAGTTTTCTTTACTTCAGCACAACCGGCAGCTTCTTCAACTGAAATTCGTGCTTGGTTCCAAATTGACAAGTTTTAAGGCGGTGAAATTATGGCTGATGGTGTTTTATACAAAGCAAATGCAACAACTTGGAGTAAATCACAAGCAAAAAAGTTTAATGCAACAATTATTAGTGATGGGAAAGCGCAACATGCCAATGCAACAACTTGGTTTAATAATTACCCAATGGAACAAAATTATGTTCAAACTTTTGCGGCTACTTGGTCCCAAGGATGGCTTGGAAGCGGCACACGGCTTGACGATGGAGTTTGGCAGGGCAATATTATAACCGGTTCAACAACAGGATATAGGGGCATGTTGGGCTTTTCGCAAAGTGCAATTGCTGCTTTTATTGCCGGCGGCACGGTGACAAGTTTAAGATTGCTTATAAATTGTTATGAAACAACAACCAACGGCGCACCGGATGTGCAGATTGGAAAACACACTTATACAAGTAAGCCGGCAGGCACTTGGACCGGACAAAATACTTGGTGGGATGATATGTCAACGCTGCACGTTCCAAATAAAGCAACCGGCGGCTATTGGGTAACATTGAAGCCTTCACAAGCTTTATATAATGGTGTTGCAATAGGTGGTATTGCTTTAAGGGGAGCAACTAACACTGATGAAGATATGGGAAAATTCAGCGGTGTGAGCAGCTTTTCAAGTAAATTAGAAATCACGGTGTTAAAATGATAATCAATATTTATGACCAAGATTTAGTTTGGAAGGGAATGCTTGATTCCGTAACAACTTTAGTTCACCGCACTTCATGGCATGAAATTGTTAATTCTGATTTAAAGGTTCCAATTACAGCAGCCGGACTTGAAGAATTGCAGCTTGGGCGGATTCTTGTTGTCAATAATCAGAAGGACAAAGCGCTAATGATTGAAGATATTACAAGAAATTTAAATGAGCCTTTTGTTGAAATATCTTGTATTTCATTAAAAGGCTTGATGAATTGGCGAATTTGTCACCCAACAGACACCTTGACTTTTTCACAAAAAAAGCAATCAGAAATCATGATGATAATTCCTTTCAACAATTTGGTGCAGCAAACAAGGGACCTTGACCGGAAATTTTGGAGCAGCGCCGGCAGAACAGGCGGCAAAAATATGTTTGGTGTTGCACCAATAAAAACATATGGTGACACAATAGATTTCACGGTTGATTGGAACACCGGCAACATGGGTGATGCAATTGTTTCAATTGCAAAGATGCAAGCAGCCGGCGGCACACCGGTTGGTTGGAATATTTATATTAATGCCGGTTGGTCCCAACTTGTTTTTGATACTTACAAAGCAACAGACAGGAGCATAAACCAAACAACATTGCCGCCGGTTGTTTTTAGTGAAGATTTTGGCAACATTAAAAATGCAACATGGAACAACAGCATGAAAGATTGGCGGAATGTTGCCTATATGAGTTATACCGATGTTGCCAATGCAGAACAACACCTTCCTGTTGGAAACACCAAATTTGGGGCAACCGTGGGCTTCAATCGTAAAGAAATAATCATTTCATCATCAAAGAAAACAACACCTGAAGTTGGGGCAGAAGCTAACAGCGAATTGAACAAGCGGCTGATTGTTGAAAGCTTTACGGCTGAAATCATAAACAATGAAAACACTCTTTCAACTTATGGTGTGAATTGGTTCTTGGGCGATATCGTGACAATACAATCAAAGCAGTTAGGAATCAGCGTTTCAGCCCAAGTGACAGCAATACAAGAAACTTATGATTCCGGAGAATACACGCTTGAAGCAACCTTTAATGAAGGGCAACCAAGTTTGATTCAATTAATCAAAAATGAAATCAGGAGAAGGTGAAAGCATGATATTTAATAGTGATGTTTTCAATAATTTTGCTTTAGAAGCTGCAACAATTATTCCAATTATTACGGCAATCACCCAAGCTTGCAAATTTTGGGTAAATGAGAAGTACGCACCGTTTTTGGCAATGGGTGTTGGCATTGGAATAACATTTTTAATGGCAAATGATGCTTCAAGCAATTTAAGCGGAACAATATTATTAGGGTTGCTTTTTGGATTGGCTTCAAGTGGATTATATTCCGGATTGACTACAACAGCGGCTGCAATCAAAGAAGTTAAAGCAAAAAGGGCTAAAGAAGAATCACAAAAGAAGGACAACCATAATAAGATATAAAGAAAATAAATTTTGAAGGGTGGAATGGTACTTTGGTAAAAATTTTCATAGATGCAGGACACGGCGGCAAGGATTCAGGAGCAGTAGGCAATGGGCTTCAAGAAAAGAATCTTACATTGGATATTTGCAAAAGAATTGCAGCCGGCTTGAAAGCTTATGAAAATGTTACAGTGATAATGAGTAGGACAGATGATTCATATCCAAGCTTATCAGACCGTACCAAGGCGGCAAACAATGCGAATGCAGATGTGCTGCTTTCAGTTCACATAAACAGCGGAGCGGCAACGGCAAGGGGCTTTGAATCACACATATACACAACAGCAGATGCAGGAACAAAAGCTTATCAAAATGTAATGCACCAAGAAATTTATAATGAAGCTTACAAAGCAGCCGGTGAACCGGACCGAGGAAAAAAGCAATCGAATTTCCATATGGTTAGGGAATCCAAAATGAAAGCAATCTTGACTGAAAATTTATTTGTAAGCAATGCAGCCGATGCAAAAAATTTGGCTGATGCTGATTTTCGCCAAAAGATTGCACAAGGGCATATAAACGGACTTGAAAAGTTTCTAGGTTTGAAGAAATCAGCGCAACCGCCGCCGGCAGCAGAAAAACCGGCAGCAGATGGCAAGCTTTGGAAAGTTCAAGTTGGTGCTTTTGAAGATGAAAAGAGTGCAAGAGATTTAGCAGCAGATTTGACAAAACAAGGGTATAGACCTTTTGTATATAAAGAATAATATAAATGTTGTTGAATGCCATTGATATCACCTCTTATTTGTTGGGGTAAAGTAAAAACCGCCGAACAGGAACCGGCGGTTTTTTTCGTGTTTAGATTTTGAAAATCCTGTTCATAATGGTGAAAGACCTTTTAGAACAGGAGTTGAATAAAAAGATGTGGATTAAAAATGATAAAACATGTTGTGAAAATTGTGGTATTCACATGGCTGCATTTTATGAATATGATGCTGAAAATTATCTTTGTCCGGAATGCACCGCTGAAATGAATGAGCATAAAGAATTTGAAGAATGTGAATGAAAATATTGTCATGATTCAAAAAGACAACACTTGTTCAATCTATAATTACAAGCTGAAGCAGCTTTTAAAGGGCTTTTACCCAAGCACATGTGCTTTAAGCCTTGCAGATAATGCTTGAAAAGCATTTTGTTTTAGTTTGTGTGATTTCTCGACCAATGGAACCGAACCGCAACGGAAACCGAACAGCGCCGGAATTTAAATTTAGCTTCTTGTCTGCACGGAATGGCTACGATTGATTTTTTGATTTGTTTTGTTTGACCATGTGGAATCCTCCTATTTTGCACGGGTGAATGAAATGAAAAAAGTGATTTTCCTCCAATGAAAAGGAACCTTTAAAAAGGTTCCTTATTTTTTTTGTCCACAAACTTCTTTATATTTTCATCAATTTTATTTTGCCAACAATAGGTGCATAGGTTGTTGAAATGATAAGCGCCGCCCCTATCACAAACGATACAGCGCCGTGTTTTATATGGCATATTTTCACCCCTTTTTAGTTTGTCCAATTTGTCTGTTGGTGAATAATACCATGTACTTTTGTCAATGATGGTGATAGAATGAAAAAGTACCAAACAACACAAACACTTTGGAGGAATTAAAAATGAGAATCACAGAACGTGCAGCAAATTTGGCAGAATCAAAAGGTTGGGAATTATTATTTGCAAAAAGACTTCAACACCCTGATGATTATTATCTTTTATATACTTTAGTTGGAATCAAAGAATCTGATGGAAGCACAAGCTATGCAACACACCTTTTCAACAATGAACTTGGTGAAGCCGGTTCATTCAATTATGGGCATTATGATTTTGTTACTTTGGAAGCAGCTAAAAAAGATTTGTATAAACGTGCCGGCTTGTGTCCGAGGTGTGGGCAAGTTCACTTGAAAGGAAACGGAAGGGATGCTTTGAGCCGGTTTGGTCCTTATAATGTTTGTGCAAATTGCGGAATCATGGAAGCACTAGATGAAGCAAAGCAACAAGGGTTTATTTAATGGGAATCAGACAAAGGCAGCAGCATTGCAAACGATGTGCCGGCAAAGGGAAAATAAATGACAGCTTGGGTTTGTTGAAAGTTTGCCCAAGCTGCAAAGGAGAAAAGAAAAATGGAATTAACAAAAATAATGGGCAGAACAACAAAGATTTCAACGGTGGACACTTGGAAAGGCAGAATGGTTGAAATCAGGCAGCATGATGTTTTAACTAAGGAAACCAGTATATTGTTGGACAAAGAAACTATTTTAAGATTGGCTGAATTATTTAAGGAGGAACAGGAGCAATGAAAACCAAAAAAGAATGTATTGTATGCGGAAATACAAAAGCAAGCGAATTGGAGCCAACAACACTGTTTTCTGATGGTGATGGAAATGAAGCTGAAATAAATGCTTGGTGCTGCAAAGAGGGAAAAGGCTGTTCTTAATGAGCAGCCTTTTTTTTTGTGGTATCAATTACCATGTACAAAAGTAAACCTTCTATGTTATTATTAAAGAGTAGTAAGGCACGGCAAACAAAACAACAACTTGGAGGAAACACAACATGACAAACTTAGAAATTATCACTGAATATATCGAACAAAACGGAATTGATTTTGATTATGACGGCAACAACCTAAACACTTTTCAAGCTTGGAAGAAACAAGGTTATTCAGTTAAAAAAGGCGAAAAAGCTTTCATAAAAGTTGACCTTTGGACAATGAAGATGGTTGAAGAAAAAGACGAAAAAGGCAAGCCGGTTCTTGATGAAAAAACTAAAAAGCCAAAAATGAAAAAGAAGTTCTTCTTAAAAGCAGCGGCACTTTTCACAGCGGACCAAGTAGAAAAAATCAAAAAAGGAAAGGCAGCTTAATTGCTGCCTTCATAGGAGGAAATGAAAATGAAATCAGGCAAAAAATGCTTCACTAAGATAAGAAAATGGGCTGCTGAAGTTGGGGCGGTTATCACTGAAAGTGATTATTTTGATTCAATTACAATCGAATACAAAGGCAGAAAATTTAAAGCTGAAATGCAACACGAAAGCACTTCAAGAAAAGTGATTGCTAGGGGCAGGGGCTTAAAATGGTCAGGACAACCGGCAGGCTTTTATTTTGGAGAAATCACCGGCAGCAGATACGGTTACACTTTTGAAAGTACACAAGCAAAGGCAATTGAAAGAATGGAATCCTAATTATTACCATGTACAAAAGTAAACGATGATGTTAATATAAGAGAGTACCAAATGACACAACAACTTGGAGGAATTAAATCATGAAAAACACTTATGAAATCATTGCTTTTTCTGAAACTTGTGGAGATAAATTTTTTACAATTGCAATCACGAACCAAGAAGGAGAAACACACACTGATATTTTCAGCGCTATTACTTTAATGAAATTTATTAGCAATCGTAAAAGTCCTGAATTTACAGTTGATGAAGAAAATGAAGAATTGGTTCATGAACTTGGTGAACTTGGATTTATTGAAGTAGCACTTGACCAAGACGGAAGCACCGGCGCTGCTGTTTATGATATTTATTTTCACAAGTTCTTTGTTGCTGCAAACGGTGTTCTTGAATATGATGGTGCCGGCGAATTTATGAAATCTTACAAGCGTGAACAAGCAGCTTTGAATTTTGCTAACAAACAAAAATATCCGGTTTTTTATTAAAAGGAGGAAATGAAAATGAAACACCGCTTTGAATATAGAAATTGGGGCGAAAGCATTTACGGTGTTAATTGGCTTTATGATTACAATCCGATTTCAAAAAGATTTCTGAAAGAATCACTTGGAATGGTGCAGAAAAAAGGCAATGAATGGTTTGTTCTTGGGAATGAAGGCTTAACAGCCAAAACAAGAAAAGAACTTTCAGAAATGATGGTTGAAATTCATTTAAAGGAGGTGAATTGATTGGACCAACTAGAATTGCTTAAGTTTTACGATGCAAAGGAAAAAGCTTTGATTGAATCACATGGGCAGGATATTGAATATATAAAACAGCATATGCAAGAAGTTGAACAGTTTGCCAACCCTGTTGCCCAAGAATCAAGGCGGCAGCATATAAATGATTTAAGAAAGCAAATGAGAGAAGCAGCGGAAAGAAGAATTGTATTAGCAAAATTAATGCACCAACTTACAAAATAAAACATACACTTGGAGGAATTACACAATGAAAAAAGTATTAGGATTTGCAAAAGGATTTGGATTATTTATGGCAGGATTTGTGATTGCAGCACTTATTTTTTCAAGCAGCAACGATTCAGAACAGGCAATAACAAGCGAACAGCCGCCGGCAAGCCAACAGCAAGCCAAACAGGAAACAAAAGCAGCAGCGCCGAAAACAGAAGCCCCAAAAGTACAAGAAGCAGCACCGGTTGTTGTTTTCAATAATGCTAGTGTGACAATCAGCTTTAAAGATGTTACGGATGAAGGTGTTCGTTTCTTGGTTGAAAATAAAACAGACAAAACGCTAACAATTCAAGCTGATTCTGTTGCCGTGAATGGATTTTCTGCCAATGATATTATGATGAGTGATGCAATCAGCCCAAAATCAAAAGGTTATGCAATTGCTAGAACTTCAGAATTAACGGATGCAGGCGAACCGGCAACAGTTTCAGGCGGTTTAAGCATAATTGATTTTGATTCACAGAACATGGACACAACAAAAGCTGTTTTCAACAATGTAAAAGTAAAATAAAAATCAGGGCTGCCTTGGCAGCCTTTTGTTGTATATTACCATGTACTTTTGTCAATAATGGTGATAATATTATTCTTGTAGAAATACACTTTAAGGAGCGGAAAAAAACATGAAAAGAGAAGCAGCAGCGGAATTTGTCAGCACTAATGTTTTAGGTTCACAGGAGGTACAAGAAGCGCTTTTAATTACACGTTCACGATTGAAAGCTTTGGTTGATGAACACAAGCTTGTTCCAATTAAAAAGCTTCAGCGTGAAAATCTGTTTTGGGCTGATGATGTTGAGCAGCTTAAGAAGCAATATTTGAAGGACAAGAAAAGCAATCTTTATAAGAATTTGAAAGCTGCACAATAAAGGAGCCGGACCGATGGAAGAACAATTGAAAGTTTTATTAGAAGTTATTTGGGAAAAGGAAAGAAAAGCTGAAGATTGCCGCAAACATGCCGAAAAGTATAAAGCGGCAGGCAACAGCCAAAAGGTTGAGCTTTTTGAAAGTACAGCAACCGAGCATGAAAGGAAAGCAAAAGCGCTGATTGCTATTTATCAGCAAATGAAAGTTCTATCATAGGAGGAATGGAAAATGCCAAGAGGAAAAGATGAAGATGTTTTTGTTCAAGCGTTTTGGGCTGAATTTGCTAAGAAGTACCGTGAAGAAACTTTAAGGGAAGTAAGAAATGAAGAAGAACTTTTAAGACTTGCAGCAGAAGTTGTTGCCAAGGCTGAAAAGAATGCAGAAGAAAATCCAAGGACTGAAGAAGTTTTGATTGTAGTTGTGGAGCCGCAAAAAATACCATACCGGAAATATATCAAGAATGATTTGGACCATATGAAAAAAATAGTTGGCGGTTGGATTGAACATATTAGCATTGCAGAACGTGCCAACGGTTCACGAATAGGCATTATTTTGAATGAAGAAGGTAAGCTGATAGGATTGCCGGCGAACAGAATTATAAACGGCAGAAGCGGCAATTCTGATGTTTTAGTTGGTACGTTTTTTATCACGGCACACAATCTTGAAGGTGATACAATCAGTTTGACAGACCAAGAAGCCGCTGATTATATTCACCGCTTCAGTAATACTTCAGTTTATTTATAAGCAGACAAAAACCCCTGATGCCTTCAGGGGTTTTTTACATTTAATTTTAAGGAGGAATTAAATGCACAACATACGCACGATTTTTGAACAAGTCAACCCTGTTTATATTTTGTCCAAAAGCAAATAATATAAATGCCGATTGCAATAAAAAAAAGCCGCCCCAACAGGAGCGGTTTTTTTTCGCATCTTTTAGAAAGGAGTTAGACCATTTGAGAGAACAGAAGGTTCAACTTGTTAGGGAGAAAATAGGAAGAACCAATAATAATATTATGCACGGTTTAAAACGCTGCTAATCAGCCCAAAATGAAAAAATAGAAGCAAGCGGTATTTGCATATGCTTCTTATAGAAAGGGGTTGAAATCATGGCAGGAGAACATCAAGAAGTGCCTTGTGAAGTTGAAAGAATCAATGAACCGAATCTTGAACTTATGGCAATTGCATTTAGAAATTTGTATTATGATTCAATCCGGCAGGAAGTGCAGCAGGAATTGCAGAATAAGTGAATCAAGGGGAAACCCTTGATTTTTCTATGTTTCACCATACTATAAATAAAAAACGCTATACCTATGGCGTTTTTTATATAATGTATGTATAATGTTGATATATCAATGATTTGAAAGAAGGTATATCAATGGAAAAAGTTTACGCTATGTTGTTACGATTATCAAGGGACAAGAAAGAAGCAGATTCATTGCAGAATCACCGTGAAATTTTAGAAGCCTATGCAGCAGCACACAATCTGAAATATGAGCCAATAGAATACATTGTTTCAGGTATGAAAGCAGATGTGCTTGATAGACCGGATATACAACAAGTTATCAATCAAATTGACAGATACAAAGGCATTTTGGTTTACGATATTTCACGGATTGCCCGTGATGTTGGTGTTGGTGATTACTTCAAGAAAATGTGTAAATTGAATGAACTTGAAATTGTGACACCTTATTATAGATTTGATTTTTCAGACCCTATGCAAGAAAGCATGTATGAAAATCAAATACAAATGGCTGCAACAGAAGGCAGGATGATTGCCAAGCGGCACAAAGATAATAAAATGGCAAGAGCAAGAAGGGGTGAATGGATTGCTTCAGACACCGCTTTTGGATATGCAAGGGATAAAGAAACACGGCGGCTTGTAATTGTTGAAGAAGAAGCGGAAATAATACGGCGAATTTTTAAGCTGCACAATGAAGGCTTGGGAAGTTATAAAATAAGAGATATTTTGAACGCTGAAGGCATACCGGCACCAAGAACAGCTTTTTGGAATCTGCCAAGCATAAAACGAATTATAAAAAATGAAGTTTACAAAGGAACCGTGCTTTTTAACAATAGAAAAGAAATTATGGAAAATGGAAAGCGAAAATATAAGATAGTTGAAACAATCAGGGCTGAAAATGCACACCCAAAAATTATAGAACTAAAAGAATGGTTTGAAGCAAATACAGAACGTGTTGCAAGGGCTGAAAAGTTTGCACATTATAGAGAGAAGCCGGCAACCAAAAGCGGCACAAGTTCTTTGAAAGATTTGGTTTATTGCGGTTGTTGTCATAGAAAGCACACAATCCTTTTAGACCATAAATGTAATACCGGATATGTTGTGAAAGTTTGTCATTATCTTAAAGATGGCAGCAAAGAAAAGTGTGGGAATGCAGGAATCCAACTTGCAAAAATTGAAAAGAGAGTTTTTCACGATATTAAACGAGAAAAAGCAGCGCTTGAAAAATATCTGCTTTCATTGGAACAAAACGATAATAGCGAATTGAAAGAAAAGAAGCTGAAGCGCTTGGACCAAATAAAAGAGCAGCTAAAAGATTTAGATGATAAAGACACCAATTTATTGTTGGCGATTGTTGCCGGCGGATTTACGGCTGAAAAAATTGATATGATGAAAACCATGCTTGCAACACAACGGATGCAGCTTGAAGGAGAAGAAAAGCTTGTTGAAGCTGAATTGAAAAAGCTTGAAGTGTTTGATGAAGCTGAAAATGTAAAAAAGATAATTGATAAAATGGAGCGCTTGGAGGAAATGACACCGGAACAACAAAATCAAGCCTTGAAAACATTTATTAAAAAGATTCATTACACTAGAACAATTCCTGAAGAAATAAAAAAGCTTTCAACAAGAAATCCTTTAAGAAAAAATGCACCGTTCAAGCTTAAGATTGAATATATTAGATAGAGGATTCAGTTTTCTGTTATCACTATTCACAAAGGACCGAGCGGAAACCGGTCCTTTTTTTTATGAACTTTTTATTATTGACAGAAGGGAATCTTTTTAATCCTGGCATTTTTATATTTTTTTCAGGTATATTTCAGAATGATTTTGTATATCATGATTCTTGGAAGGACATAAACAGAAAATTTTGATTGAGTGAGAAAAGCCTTTCATGTAAAATGAACTTGAAAGGAGGTTTGAAACATGATTCAGATTACACTAAGAGCAGCAAGGGTGAATCTAGGATTGACACTAAAAGAAGCAGCAAAAGAATTTGGCATACATCATGAAACTTTAGCAAAGTATGAACTTGATTCAACAAACGTGCCAAGGACTTTTTTCACTCAAATTGAAAGTGTTTATGGGATTCCAAATGATTATATTTTCTTTGGTAAACAAAGCAAGATGCAAAAACCTTTAGTTTTAAAACATGCTTGATTGCAGACTTTGAAAGGGGTGTTGCAAATAAGGCAATGAAATAAGGAGGTTGGACAATGGCTGATTTTTATTTGTTAGATTTAGAAAGAACCATTCAAAGCGGTGTGCCGGCTTATTGGAAAGGTAACAAACACGGTTATACTTATAACATACAGTTTGCAGGAATCTTTTCTGAAGAACTTGCAAATGAGATTGTAAAACATGATTTAAACAATACAACAGTGAAGGTTCCAGTAAGATTGGCAATAGAAGTTTTGGGAAAGGACTTAAAAGCCAATGAAAACTGTTGAACGTGAAATTGAAGTTGTTGAAAACATAATGCGAATCTTAAATGAGTGTTTGGCAATTTCCTTAAAGAACAAGCGCCGAGAAGAAGCAAAACGCACAATCCAAGATATTCACCTTGTACAAAAAGAATTGAGTCGGTTAAAGGTTGAAAGGGAAGCAGCACTTGTTTCAGTAAAGGAGCCGGCAGGGGATGCAGCGATTTGATGAAGCTGAAAAAGTTTTTTTATCTGATATTTGGGAGAAAAAGCAAGAAACCAAGCAATTAAAAGCAGCTTTGAAACACAAACGGCTTGGAAAAGGAAGCATGAAGTTTGCAACAGACCTTATGAGCCGCAAAGAGAGAATAGAACACATGAAAGCAGGAAAAGTTGTGACTACTAATTTATACGACACTATACTAACATTCATGGAATTTGATAGACTAGAAACCTATGAAAAAAAGAACATGCTTCAATATTGGCGCACAAAATACACAATCAAAGAAATCATGGGAGCAATGGGAATTGCGAATAAAAAATACTATGAAATCATTGATGAACTTGAACTTCCAAAAGACCGTTCAGCAATGGCGAAGGGCAAAAGGGAAGGCAAAACAAGGAAAGCACCGGTTAGAAAAACGCAACCGGCGGAATTAGCGATTCAATCACAATTAGAGATAGAAACACCGCCGGTGCAGAAACTCATTATAAATGGACTGAATTTGGAGTTTAACGGCACATATGAACCGGAACAAATTATTAAACAGCTTTTGAAGTTTGGGGCGCTGCTTGAAGGGGAAACAGACAGCTATTTCATAGAACTTAAGCTGATGCAAAAATCATAAAGGGGAATTTGTTGTGACGGTGCTTTATATAGGTAGACACGGCAGAAATGCAGAAGGTATTCACACCTACACCTTGGATACAACAACCAAAGATGAAATTTATGAATTGATTGATGCAGCTAGAAAAATGGGTTGGAAGTTTTGGGAAACACCTAACATTTTGAAAGGATATAAAACTTATCATGTTGTGTTGAAACTTTATAAACCTAAAGAACTTGGTTATCCTGAAGAATCGAGCGAACAAAGTAAATGACGAATCACTATATACAACATAAAGATGCAGATATTGTTGAAGATATTATACAAACATTAGAGAGAGAAACAGGACAAAAGATTTTCACTATGAGAATCTTGGGAGAGAATACAAAAGAAAATGCACTTGAATTTGTTGCAGCCTTTGAAAGCAAAATGATGATGAAAGGCATCCTCATTTGTAGACCAATGAAAGGGCGGCTTGCAATTAAAGTGAAAGCAAATTTTCTTTGAGAAACCGGAAGGCGGCAGAAATGCAGCCTTCTTTTTTTTCGCCCAAATTTGGGGATTTTATAAAAAACAGCAAGGAGCAGCAGCAATGTTTTATAAAATTTTAGGTTCAGGCAGCAAAGGCAATTGTGTGATTGTGAACGATGTGATGATTGATTGCGGTTTACCTTTTAAGAAAATAAGAGAAGAACTTTATGATGTGAAATATTTGTTGCTTACTCATGTTCATAGTGACCATATAAAGCCGGACACGCTGCTTGCAATCATTGAAAATTTTCCGCATATAAAAGTCATAAGCAATTATGAAGTTTATGAAAAATTTCCTATTTGCACAATTGCAAATGCCGGTTTTCCGGTTGTTACGGATGATTATGTTTTTCACCCTTTTGAAGCGCTGCATGATGTTGTTTGTTATGGCTACACTTGGACCGATGCAGAAGGAAATGAAATCATTTATTGCACCGACACCGGCAGCATGGAAAACGCACCTAAAGGACCATATGACTATTTATTTCTTGAAAGCAATCATGATGAAAAGAAACTTGAAGAAGCACGGAAGCACGGCAACAAGGGCGGCTATGACCCTTTTTTGAGCGGCAAGCGCCACCTTTCAACCCAAGAGTGCAAAGCGTTCTTTTATATGAACAGAAGAAGCCGTGAAAGTGAATTGATTGAATTGCATAAAAGCAGCAGATTTTATTGAAGGGGTGAAACAATTTGTTTTCCTATGAAGAAGCGCTTGAAAGGATTCCAACACATTTAGATAAGATTCTTCAAGCTTTGAAAGATGCAGGACCGGAAGGTGTGACCAATGCAGAATTAAACAAAATTACCTTCAAATATGATGCAAGAATTTCTGATTTGAGAAGAAAAGGCTATGTTATCAAAACAGAATATGTTGCAAGGGGTGTTTATAAATATTATCTGATTTCAACACCTTCACAAACAAAAATTCACGATAAAGCAATTGATATTTTTGTTCAAGAAGTGATTAAAAGGGGCGGCAATATTGATGCTTGGGCAATCAAGCCTTTGGCAAAAGAATTGCGGCTTAATATGAAAAGAGAAAGCGGATATTACCAAAATGAAGCCTTGTGAAATTTGTGAACAAGATTTTGCACGTTATTGTTTTGATGCAATTACTGAAGATAATGAACACACAACTTTTTATGTGTGTGCTGATTGCGGAAAATTATTAATTGCTTCACAAGATGAAGAAGATTATTGGAGTTTTGAAAGCTTAATTTGAAAGGAGGTGAGGAAATGGAAGAACTATTGATAAATGAGCAGCAAATAATTGTGCAGCAAGGCAGCGTGATTTTTAACGATTTTGAGAGAATCAAACAGCAGGCAGCAGCATTGGCGGAAAATATCAAAAAGGTGAAAGTAAATGATGAAAATCTGAAGCAATCTAAAAAGCTGCTTGCAGCGGTGAACAGCCGTGTGAAGCTGCTTGAAGATAAGCGGATTGAAATCAAAAAAGCTATGCTTGAACCTTATCAGGAATTTGAAGCCCAAGTGAAAGAAATTGTTGGGATTGTCAAAGAAGCTGATGATGTTGTTAGGCAGCAAGTCAAACAGCTTGAAGAACTTGAAAGGCTTGAAAAAGAACATGTACTTTCAACCAAGTTTGAAAGCCGGTTGAAACATTATTCCTTTAGAGATTTGTTTCACTTCAATGATTTCTTAAAACCAAGACACTTAAATAAAACGGCTGCAATTGAAGCTGTTGAAGTAGAAATGGTTGAATTTTTGGAGCGTATCACAAAGGATATGAAAGTAATTGAAGGCATGGACAATAGCACGGCTATTTTAAGGGCTTATTTAGAAACAAAAGACCTTGGGGCGGCAATTGCCCAAGTGCAAAGAGAAGAAGCCAAAAAGAAGCAAATTGAAGCTTCAGCGGCACTTAAAAAGCCAACAGAAAAAATTGCTTATCTTGTTAGCGTGAAATGTATGAACCAAAAAGAATTGAAGCTGCTTGAAATCCTTTTGCAGCAAAACGGCTTTGAATACACAACAGACAAAGTGGAGGTTTAACACATGGAACTTAAAGAACAGCTTGAAATTGTTGATGTGCAATTTGAGGATAATAATCAAAGAGCAAATTTTATTTGCCTTGATGAACTTGTTGGAACCGTACACGATATTAGTTGGAACCGCCAAGTGTTCAACAAGGAAACCAAAAAATTTGTGCCGGATGAAAAGAAGGCTGCCGAGGTTGACAAGTGGTGTGAAGAATACTTTGGCATTCCCTTTGAGCGTTTAGGGGAAACAATAGGGCAAAAAATGGATGTATTTTGTTATGACCATTTTAACAGTTTTTGGGAAGTTCAAATGATTTCCAAATTTGATGAAGAAATGCTTGGTCAAATTTTAGATGTTGAAATTGTGAAAGCTTTGGATGATGGCAAGAAAATCAGCTTGCAATTTGAATATGAAGGCAATCTTTATGAAAGCAAAATGCAATATGCAGATTGGTTGGAAAGCCGGCAGGAATGGTTTGTGAATCCGGTGAAGAAGAAAAAGCAATTTGATAAATTTGCCGAAAAGTTCAATATGCCTGTTGAAGAAATTGAAGCGATGGTTGGGAAGAAAGTTTTGGTTGAAGTGAAGAAAGCACTTGGAAAGTATATTTATTCCGAAATAAAGCCATTTCAGAAGGCGAAAAAGAAAAGCAGTTAAACGATGGAAGCAGCAGCGGTGATTCAGCAGGACCAAGAAAATTTGTTGTTTTATGATATAGAGGTTTTTAAATATAACAGCTTTGTTGTGTTTAAGGATATTAATAAAAAAGTGGTTCGGATTTTCAACAACACTGAAGGCTTTGTTGGTTTAGCGGATTTCATAAAAGGAAAGGTTCTTGTTGGCTACAACAACTATTGGTATGACGATAAAATTCTTACATACATGATAGAACTTAAGCCGCAACATTTAATAAAGCAGCTTAATGATAGAATCATTTCCGGCGAAAATGTCAGCTATATAAACCGGCTTGATATTGTTTCACTTGACTGTTTTCAGCAAATAGATGTAAGCCGCCCCAGTTTAAAAAAGTGTCAGGGGAACATGGGGAAAGCAATTGTTGAATCAAGTGTTGATTTTTCGATTGACCGACCTTTGACACCTGAAGAATTGAAGGAATCACTTTTTTATTGTGGTTACGATGTGGACACAACCATTGACATATTCATAAAACGAATAAAGTCTTATTTTCAGCCAAAACAATCACTTCTTGAAATGCTTGGGAATCCAAAAGCTGCACGATGGAACACAACAAGCATTTCAGCCGCTTTACTTTTAGAAAAGCCCCTTGACCGGTGGGACAAGGTTAAAAACATTCCGCCGGAAATGTGGGAAATGGTTCCTGAAGCTGTTCAAGATATGTGGAGAGAAAAAAGCGAATCCTACCAATTTAAATCAAAATTGAATCAAGTGGAAATTGAAGCTTTTGATAATGTGATTCAGTTCGGTTTTGGAGGATTGCACGGCGCACACAAACGGATAAAAAAAGCAAAAAATGTGAAGCTGCTTGATGTTACAAGTATGTATCCAAATATTATTTTGCTGCTTAATGTGCTTGGAGCGGCAAGCGGTAAATATAAAGAAATCCTTGAAAAGCGAATTGCAGCGAAAAAAGCCAATGCAATTTTGGCTGAAGCCTTAAAGCTTATTTTGAATAGTGTTTATGGAAATTTGGGCAACAGATATTCAATGTTGTTCAATCAAAAGGCGCTGCTTTCAGTTTGTATTTATGGGCAGATTTCCTTATATGCACTTTGTCAAATGATTTCACCCTATTGCACAATTTTGAACATAAATACTGATGGTGTTGCTTTCATTCCGGAGCGTGACGGATGGCAAGCAGCCTATCTTGAATGGCAAAAAATTTTCAATCTTAATTTGGAAGAAAAGAATTTTGATGTGCTTGTTCAAAAAGATGTGAACAATTATATTGCTGTGAAGGGTGACAGCTATATTTGCAAAGGCGGCGATGTGAACCGCTTTGAAAAGGATGAATTTTTCAAAAATAATAATGCAAGAATTTTGGATTTAGCTTTAGTCAATAAATTGATTCACGATATTGATATTGAAGATACTTTTGAAGCTAATCTTAAAAATCCGCATCTATTCCAATACATTTTGAGAGCCGGCGGAACCTATCAAGGCACATGCCTTGAATCAGGTGAATTGCTTCAAACAAAAGTGAATAGGGTGTTTGCTTCAAATGAAGAAGGCTTTTGTCTGTTTAAAAAGCGGTGGGACAATGGGCTTGTAAGATTTGCCGATGCACCAACTAGTATGTTTTTACACAATGGGGATTGCAGCACAATTGAAAACTTTGAGGAAAAATTAGATTTAAAACACTATTACAACATTGTAAAGAAACGAATGGAAAGGTGGATTTAAATTTGAATGACCGAGTATATAGAGTTTCAAGAAGGCAAAAAATTTCCTTCCAAAAATGCAGATAGAGCAAAAACCCCTGAAGCCTTCAAAGATGCCGGCGCTTTGTTGGAAGAAAAAGATTTGGTGATTGATATTGATGTGCTGCCGATTCCAACGATTAAAAAATTGATTCAGTATTTTAATATCAAGACACAAATTGTTTGGACCGATTCAGGCGCACATTTTTATTATAGGAAGCCGGAAACCTTCAAAGGGAACAAGGCAATTTGCCCCTTGGGTTTTGAAGTGGAGTACAAGCACCAAAAGAACACCCCAAACGGCTTGACAATCAAGCGTGACGGAAGAATGAGAGATATTGAAAATGAAGGAATCCGTGAAGATTTGCCGGATTTCTTCAAACACAAAAGAGGATTGAAACCGCTGCTTGGACTTGAAGAACACGATGGGCGGAATCAGGCGCTTTTTGGGCATAGAATGAGGATTCATGAACTAGGACAATGGAAGCACATTTTGCGCTTTATAAACAATCATATTTTTGCAACACCGCTTGAAGAAAAAGAGTTTCAAGAGGTTGCAAGGGATGGTGTAAAGCCAAAAGCCGAAAAGGACAATCAGCCGGAAATTGCAGCTTATTTAAAAGAAAAATATAAAATTGTTTCTTATCTTGGAAAGATATATTGGTTCATTGACAAGCAATTTATTTCTGATGAAGAAATAATAAACCGGACCATTGTTGAAGAAGTGCCGGATATGAAAACGAATTTTTATAAAGAAATCAAAAGTCAATTAGAATATAGGGCTGATTTGGTGCCGGCTGATAAAACTTTTGCAATCAAGCTGCAAAACGGAATCTTGAAAAACGGCAGATTCTTTGAACTTGATTATCAGGATTTCACACCCTTTTCAATTGATATTCCTTATGACCCAAAAGCAGCGCCGGTTCAAGTTGTGGATGATTATCTTGATTTCTTAAGTGAAAATGATGAATCTTACAAATTGCGGCTGCTTGAAACGATTGCACACCCTTTGATTGTGAATAGGGATTTCAAAAGATTGTTAGGAAAGATTTTTATTTTTGTGGGCGGCGGTGGAAATGGGAAAGGTACACTTTTGCAGATTATGAACAAAATTTTGGGTGACAAAAATTGTTCTGCCTTATCAATAAAACAAATGGCTGATGAAAGATATTTTCCGGCTATGTTTGGGAAGCTTGCAAACTTGGGTGATGATATTGAAGATGAATTTATTTCAAAAGAGCAAGTCAAAATGCTTAAGAATATCAGCACTTGTGACAAAGTTTCAATGCGCCGAATGTTTGAAAATGCAAAAGATGTGCAGCTTACATGCAGCTTGATTTTCACAAGCAACCATATTTTGAAGGCAAGGGAAAAAGGGGAATCTTGGAAGCGCCGTGTTGATTGGGTGCCTATGTATCCAACACCGGCAAAGAAGGATGCACGGCTGATTGAAAAATTGACAGGACCGGAAGCGCTGAAATATTGGATGAAGCTTTTGGTTGATGCTTACAAAAGACTTCACAAAAATGAAGCTTTCACGGAATGTGAAAAGGTAAGGGCATTCAATGAAGCCTATCATGTTATGAATAATAATGTGAATGAATTTTTACATGATATGATTCCGGAAGATTTCATTGGCAAGCAAAAACGTGAAGCATATCGAGAATATAAAGCATGGTGTGAGCAAGAAGAAGAACAACATCTTGGACCGGAAAAGTTTCATGAAGAATTAACAGCAAAATTTAATTTGGTACTCAAAAAACAACACATTGAGAAAAAAGGTAAGCGAACAACCCAAGATTCCTATCAATTTTTATGATTTTTATCCAAAATTTATCCAAGCAGATTCCAGCAATACCAAGGCTTGCAGGGCTGTTTGGATAAATGGTAAAAATAAATTCTTATAAAGTAAAAATTGAATATAAAAGAAATAAAATTGGTACCAAAATTAATTTGTGAAAATGTATATAAAATAGGGCTTTTATTTTTACGTTTTTATCCAAGAGCGGTTGAAGCCTTACACACCAACAAAAAAGGTGGATAAATTTGTGGATAAAATAGATATAAAAGATTTAATCAAAATAACCGTTTTAAAACACTTTGAATGGAAGCAATGGGAACATGAACTATATGGAAATCATGTTGAAATGCTTTTGAATCACCCCACAACAGAAGCAACGAATCTTTTGGGTGGGGGAATTTACAGAATGTATGATTCCAAGAATGAAATCATTTATGTTGGAAAATCAAACAACATTCACCGCCGGCTTTTGGAACACATAGGACATAGAAGCAATACTTCCTATTTTGTCGATGAAGCAAAAAAATTTGATTATCATGTGAACAATGACCCTGCAATGCAAACGATGCTTGAAGGCATCTTTATTGCCTACCATGAACCGAAATATAATGATGAAATCAAAGACCGGAGGAAATTAAATGGAGAAGAACAAGAGAATTTATGAAGCTTCAAGCAAAGACGATGCAATTAAAAGCATTGTCAAAAAGGTTGAAGAAGCAGAAGGCAGCAAGATGCAAAGAATATGCAGAAGTGCAGTTTTTGAAGGCACTTTTTATTTCACAATCATATTGGAAAATTACAGAATGATTGAAGTTTCTTTAAAAGCAGCAGATTTTCACGGATTGCCGGCACTTGATGTTGATATAGAAGCATTTTGAAAGGTGTGAAAAGATGTATTTTGGCAGCCGGAACAGCGGAAAAACAAAAGCAATGAATGAACGATTGATTGAAAATCATTTAAGGCTATTCAAAACATATAAGATTGGCATTTTGAATTGTGAACAGCAGCTTGAATATATCATGCCAACACTTATTTCACGTTATGAAGTTTCAACCGATACCGGAGAAAGTTTCTTTATTGTCAATAATACAGAAAAGGTTGCACTTGACCGAATAGAAAGCAAAAGGGCGCTTGATTTGAGAGAAGAAATCGAGCGCTTCAAAATTATCACAAGCAGCATTGAAAATGCTTTGAATGATTTAAAAGAGCAAGAAATGCAATTTGTGGAATTAAGATATTTTGATTGCCTGCCGGTTCATGAAGTAAAAACTAAACTTGGTTATCAAGAAGAAAAAAGTGTTTACAGAATCCGGCGGCACGTTTTAGACAAGCTGCTGATTTCTTTGAACAATTTATTATCCTTAAAATAAAGGGGCAAAATAAATGATGCTTCAATGTGATTATTGCGGTTGTTTGTTTTTTGAAATGGTGAAAGTACCAAGCAGCGCTTTTTATATTGAAGGACAAAGGCTTGTATCTATGAACGATTACATAAACCTTTGTAAATCATGTTTATTACAAAAGGAGAATGAAGGACAGTGAAAAAGAGAATAGCAGCAGCATGTTTTGCCGGCTTGTTTGCTTTAGGGATAGGCAGCCAAGCAGCACATGCGGAATATTATGTTGAAAAAGGCGATACTTTTTATAAAATAGCAAAAGAATTTGATATGAGTCTTACAGATTTAATTTCTTTAAATAAGCATATAACCAACCCAAACAAAATAAAAGTTGGGGATTATCTTGTCGTAAGGACCGGCACGGAAACACAAAAAGATTTAGTTGATTATGCAAGAAGCCTGCAAGCCGTGACAGCGTACCAATACGGCGGCAACAATTTTCCTTATGAAACTGATTGTTCCGGTTGGGTACAAGGCATATATAAAAAGTTTGGTGTGAATCTGCCAAGGGTGAGCCGTGACCAAGCAAAAACCGGCACACCGGTAAAATTTCAAGATTTGCAAATTGGTGATTTAATGTTTTTCAGCACCGCCGCTGATAAGCACATAACACATGTTGGTATTTACTTGGGACCGGAAACCAAAGCTTTCATTTCAAACTTGAACACTGAAAAAGATGTTGAAATTCTCTCATCTTGGGGAACTTGGAGCCGTGAACATTTTATGTGGGGAACACGTTATAAATTATGATTCACCCTAACTTGATTTATCTGTTTGGAACAATTGGCATCTTGGTAGGCTTAATGCTTGCAATGGATTTATATCAAAGCAGGAAGGGAAGAAAAAAACCATGACAAAACACCATGAAGAACACACAATGAAATTGATTCCTTTCAAAATTGAAGCGCTGCAAACAGTAGCAAACGAAATTCCCTATGGTGTGAAGATGCACCAAGCGCCGGAAGTTTGGGACCAAGCAAACGGCGGTGAAGGCATTGTTGTTTGTATCTTGGACACTGGCATTGATAAAGAACACCCCGACTTAAAAGACAATATTATTGGCGGCAGAAACTTCACAAATGAAGGCGGCACCGATAATTGGGAAGATGGAAATGGACACGGCACACATGTTGCCGGAACAATTGCAGCCGTGGAAAATGGTAATGGTGTTGTTGGCATGGCACCAAAAGCAAAGCTTTTGATTGGTAGGGTGCTTGGTTCCGATGGTTCCGGACAATATGATTGGATTACAAAGGGCATCAAGTGGGCAACCGATTGGAGAGGACCAAACGGCGAAAAAGTCAGAGTGATTTCAATGAGTTTGGGCGGCGGCTATAATGACCCAAGAATGCAAAAAGCGATTCTTCAAGCATGTGCAGCAGGGATTCTTGTTGTTTGCGCTGCCGGCAATGAAGGTGATGCAGATGAAAACACTTTTGAATATGGTTATCCGGCTTTAATCAATGAAACCATTTCTGTTGCAGCTTGTGACGAAAACAGACAGCTTGCAAGCTTCAGCAATAACAATTTGCAAGTTGATGTGATTGGGGCAGGGGTGAAAGTTCTTTCAACTTATCCAAAAAGTCAATATGCTGTTTTGTCAGGTACTTCAATGGCAACACCGCACATTTCAGGAGCGCTTGCACTTTTGATTGCAATTGGTGAAAAGCAATTTAAAAGAATCTTGACAGAATCAGAACTTTTTGCTTTATTGACAAAATGCTGCTGTTCACTTGGATATCAAAAATCAAGTGAAGGTTCCGGAATGCCGGAATTGACCAAAATAAATCAAGAATGCTGAAATGGGATTGCGGCGCTTTTTTTGGATTGGGTTTGTTGATTGGGGCTTGTTGGAATCAGATAAATTTTGTTGATGTGATGGCAGCAGCCGGCGGAATCCTAATTTTGGGAATTGGTACAGCCTATATTTATTACAAGGTGAAAACCGATGAAGAAAATTAGCTTCATAATTATAACCGCTTTTGTATTTTTATTAATTTGCCAATATGTTTATTGGACAATTTTGTTTTATTACCTTTGTTTGTTTTTATTAGCAATGAGGGGTTGACAGCTTATTGTGTCAATACTTTTAACAAAAATAAATTTTTATAAGCACAAAATTTATTTTTGTCAACCTACTTGATTTTGCGAATTTGAAGCGATAGATTCCAACCTGATAAATGGGTAGAGGAAAACTTAAAACGTCTTAAAACGGCTTCTAAGAGCCTTAAAACGAATTTTATCATTTTAAGGAGGAAAGAAGCCGTTTTTATATCGAATAGCACAATTTTAACAATGTTATCCAATGACACTTTTAATACAGAAACAATGCCTTATTAAAAACAGATTTATTGATAATAATGTATAATGTCCAACTTTTCCATAGTAACAAAAACCCCTTCAAGGGCATTCAAGATTTTTCTTGGATGCTTATTTTTTTGCAGAAAATGGAAGGATGATTTTTTTGATTTTAACCAAGAAATATTTCAAGAAGTTTCAATATGGTGTTGTTGGCTTTTGTGTGTTTGCCGCCGCACTTGTTGGCAGCATTCAAACCGGCTTCATTATTCGAGAAGTAGGGAAAGCAAAAGAAAAAGGGAGAAAAAAAGCTAATGGCAAAAAAGAAAAAGGGTGATTCTTGGTTTGGAAAGTATTGGATTTTAAATGAAACTTGGACAAAGGCATTTTTTATTTCTCATATTTTTGGTTGGACAATTGCATGGTTGCAAACAATTTGGCTTGTTGTCGAAATTAGAAAGAAGAAAAAATTATGATGAATTGGAAAGATTCATTTTTTCATGCTTTATATATAACAATTTTAGTTTATTTTGCTCACACCGTTTCACAATTAATTGATGCAATAGTTAGGATGATTGTTAAATGAAAGAATGGTTATTTTTTCAACTTGAACATTTCAATGTATTTATGATTTTGGTTATGGTGATTTTTGTTAGTGCTTTGAGCCGTGCCAACTTACAAAAGCAATTGAAAGCACAAAATGAAGAAGTGTACAAGGAATTTGAAGAAATCAAAGATGAAATAAGAGGAATAGGCGGAAGGTTCCGATGAATGAGCAAATAACATTTTCTTTGATAGAAATTTTTATAAGCTTGATTGTTGAAACAATCATTTTGGGCGGTGTTTTTACTTGGGTAAGCAACAAAACAGCCAAGCAAAATGAACAGGCACTTAAAAGCGAACTTTCAACAATTGAAAGCCAAAATAAGCTGATATTTCAACAACTTGAAGCAGCGATAAAAGCAAGCCGTGATGATGTGATAAGTGAAATCAAGGAAGTGATGAAATGACCATAAAAAGCTTTGATGTGAAGCTTGATATTGAAGAAATTTTGTATTCTTCATCAATGCTGCTGTTTAGTGTATCTCAAAATGATTTTAATGATATTCAGCTAAACTTGATTATTGAACAAGATGGAAAGCCGCTTGATTTGACCGGCACAACTATTGAATTGGCGGTTAAAAAGCCAAGCGGTTTAACAGTTTATCAAAACGCTGATATTACAGAAGCGGCAGCAGGACTTGCAGCCGCTTTTTTATCTGTTCAAGCCTATGCTGAATATGGTGTTTGCACGGCTGAAGTTTATATAAGGACTGATAATGATGTTGCAGTAACAACACCGTTTTATTTTGGTGTTCGTGAAGCAATTATGAATGATGAAACACTTTTAAGCAGCGATGATTTCACAGCATTGCAGGAATTATTTTTTGCTTATGATAAAAAGCCGGTTTTGGTTGACGGTGTTCCAAACTTTGTGCCGGAATACATAGGACAAACAGCTTTTGACACAACCGGAAAAAGGGGCTTCATTGCAAATGCTTTGGCGGTTGACGGTTGGCAGATTCTTGGAGCAGGAGAAGGCGGCACAGGGCTTGTTTATTGGAATGATATTTTAAATAAACCAACAGATGCAGAACTAATTGGACCACAAGGACCGGCAGGACCAACAGGACCGGCAGGACCAATTGGACCGGCAGGAGCAAACGGACCACAAGGACCGGCAGGACCAACAGGACCGGCAGGAGCAACAGGACCACAAGGACCAAAAGGAGATACCGGAGCAACCGGACCGGCAGGAGCAACAGGACCACAAGGACCGGCAGGACCAAAAGGCGATACCGGAGATATTGGACCGCAAGGACCGGCAGGAATCCAAGGACCAAAAGGAGATACCGGAGCAACAGGGGCAACAGGACCGGCAGGACCACAAGGACCGATTGGACCGGAAGGACCGATTGGACCACAAGGACCGATTGGACCAAAAGGCAACGATGGCACCGGAGTAACAATTTTAGGCAGCTATGCAACGGAAGCTGAATTAAATGCTGCACACCCTTCAGGCAATACAAATGGTGATGGCTACATTGTTGCCGGTGATTTATTTGTTTGGAATGGCACCGCCTTTGAAAATGTGGGCAGGATTCAAGGACCACAAGGCGATATTGGACCGATAGGACCGACAGGACCACAAGGACCACAAGGAGATATTGGACCGACAGGACCGGCAGGACCAACAGGAGCAACCGGCGCTGAAGGACCACAAGGACCGGCAGGACCAAAAGGAGATACCGGCGACACCGGACCAATTGGACCACAAGGACCACAAGGAGATATTGGACCAACCGGACCACAAGGACCACAAGGTGATATTGGATTGACCGGACCACAAGGACCACAAGGAGACACCGGACCGGCAGGACCACAAGGCGATATTGGACCACAAGGACCAATTGGATTGACCGGACCACAAGGACCAAAAGGCGATACCGGAGATATTGGACCGGCAGGACCGGCAGGACCACAAGGTGATATTGGACCAACAGGACCACAAGGACCAAAAGGCGATACCGGAGATATTGGACCACAAGGACCAAAAGGAGATACCGGCGATACCGGACCACAAGGACCAATTGGATTGACCGGACCGGCAGGACCACAAGGACCAAAAGGAGATACCGGAGCAACTGGACCACAAGGACCACAAGGACCACAAGGACCAACAGGCACCGTTTCTTATGATTCACCGGCTTTCACAGGGACACCAACAGCACCAACACCGGCAGGAACAGACAATTCAACCAAAATTGCAACAACAGCTTTTGTCCAAGGACAAAACTATTTAAAAACTATTCCTGTTATGACCGGCGCTGTTATTGGCGGCGCTATGGTGGGCAATGGGCTTGGTCAAACAAACAATTATTTATATGTAAAAACCGGCAGCGGTTTGGGAATTGCCGGTGATAATTCTGTACAAGTTCAAACAACAAATACAACACCGGTTCCTTTGAAATTTTGGACCGGAACACAATCTGCTTATGATGCTATTGGAACAAAAGATGCAAATACAATTTATTTAATAACGGGGTGAGAATATGGCAACAACAGGGGTTTTGCCTTATAGGACCTTCAAAGACGATGTTTTAGCAAACACCGGATTTTTTGAGTGCAGCAGCACGGATGTAACAGTTCAACAAGGCACTTCAAGTGGAAATCATGACGGTGCCGGAATGTCAATGGGAAATTTACAGTACAACTTTGGACCGGCAAACAGATTAAATGAATTATGGAATTACATGCTTACAAATTTTGAACAAGATTGTATTGATGCTTTTGGAACACACACAACGGAATATCAAACATGGAAAACGGCTGTTTTGTCAACCGTGCAGCAAGATAAAATCAATTTTGGTGCTTCAATAACAGACCCAAACAACTCACATGCAGTTATTGAACCTTATAAATCTGCTTTTGCAGCTTTAGGAAATAAACAAAGTCATATTGACAAATATAAAGCGATGGCAGACCAATATTATTTTCCTGCACCTGAAAATGCTTTTCAGACACTAAGCTGCAAAAGCCGGCTTGCCTATGCTTCATTATTTGACACTTATATAAATAAAGGGCGCTATTATCCAATAAATCTGCTTTGTGCTGATTTTGACAGAATAGATGCAGATACAACAATTGATGAAACCGAAAAAGAGCGGCAAAAGATATATCAAATAAATTATCGTGGAAATTATGATAATGCAGTAAAGCCAACACCCAACACGGATGGGACCATTGACCAAGTGACCTTTTGGGATGGTTCAACAGCAGGAGCAGAAAACGGCAGAAGGGGTTGTATGGCGAATCAAACCGGAAATTATTATGGTTTGACTTATGACCCTGATGTGCAATTTGATATGAGCCAAGAACCGGCGCTTGATTCAAAAGCAGCAACAACCGGCTTGAAACTTGGAACAACAGATATAAAAGCACTTTATCAAGGAACAGCAAAAATTGCCGATGTTTATTTTGGAACAACGCTTTTAGGCAGCGGAGCGCAACAAGTAACTTCTTCAGCGGTTCCAAAAACACAATTCAGAACCAATGCCGGAAGTTATGCAGGCATAGGCGGCGCAACAAGCGTGAATTTAACAGCAGGGCAACCGCTTTGGATTGATTGCCAAGAAAATCCTTCAGGCACATTAGTTGGCTGCCGGACTTATTACACAACCGATGGCAGTACACCAACAACCAATTCAACACTATATACGGATGCTTTGACTTTTAACAATTCAGTAACTTTGAAAACTTTGACCGTTTCAACAAGCGGTGTTGCTGAAGCTGTTAAAACTTTGACCGTAAATGTTGCAACAGCGCCAACAACTACAATCAGCCCAAGCGCAACGGTTCAAAATTCTATTCCAATTACAGTGACTTTGACCACAAGCGAACAAGGCGCAACAATTTATTATCAAATTGGAACAGATGCAACAACTTATACTTACACCGGACCATTTCAAGTGAATCAGGATACAACCGGAGTTTTAGGCACTCAAATAACCGTGAAATATTGGGCTGTTGGAGCAACCGCAACAGAATCAACCAAAACAATTACTTATGATACTTCAGGAGCGGCAACCGGTGTTCCTGTTGTGACAGCAACCGCCGGAAATGGGCAAGTTTCTTTATCTTGGACAGCAGCAACAAACACAACTTCTTACACTGTTTACAGAAGTACAACAGCCGGACAATTAGGCACTTGGATTGGAAGCAGCCAATATTTAAGTAAAACAACAACAAGTATGATTGATACCGGAGTTGTTGCCGGAACAACTTATTATTATCAAGTTCGTGCCGGAAATTATGGCGGCGGAAACTATTCAACACAAGTTTCAGCAACACCAACAGCAGCACCAACCAAGCCAACATATAGATACTTGAAAATTCAAGGTTACGGAACCGCAACAGATACAACAACACGGATTATTGAATTTGAAGCATATAGCGGCGGCACTAATATTATGAGAAATGCAGGAACAACAATTCTTGCAAATGATAGTTTGAACAACAGCGGAAATGTGGGGCAAATAAAAGACGGTGTGAAAACAAATGCTTCAAATAGTTATCCGCTTTGGTGGACACCAGTACCAAACGCAAATGTTGTTATTGATTTAGCAAGCTCTTTTGCAATTGATTCAATGAATTATATAAGCTATTCAGTTTCAGGGGACCAACGTACAAATAAATTTAAGATATTAGGCAGCAATACAAACAATGGGACTGATTGGGTAAGTGTTTGGGATAATTCAGATGGGCATCTTGGGGCGCAACCTTTATTGCCAAATGGCTATTCAGTAACATTCTAGGAGCATAACAAATGAATCAGATAGTTATTATTAACAGGATATTAAGAGAACGAGCAAGGCAAGATAAGCTTCACACATGGGATGCAGATACAAACAAGATGGCAGTATTGGCAGAAGAACTTGGTGAGGTTGCAGCAGCAATGCAAGGGCAGGGGATATTGCAGGATGAATTGGTGCAGCTTGCAGCCGTGGCAATAAGGTGGTTGGAATATGAGCAATCCATTCTACAAAAGCAAAGCATGGCGGAGTAAAAGAGAATACATTCTTAAACGTGATGGCTATCAATGCCAAGAGTGCAGGAAGTATGGCAAGAACACTGAAGCAAAGATTGTTCACCATGTTATAGAACTTGAAGATGATTGGACACAACGATTGAAGAACAATAACTTGGTAAGTGTTTGTGCTGCTTGTCATAATAAGATTCACCCTGAAAAAGGTGGACATAAAATAAAATATTAAAAAATATTTGCTGAAAATAAATTTTTTAAAAAATTCCTTTTGAAAAATTTTCAAAAAATATTTTGGAAAAAAATTGGAAACCCCCCGCCTTTTTTAAATTTGTCAGAGAACTTGGGAGAACCGGCGCCAAGGGAGGGATTTCCAAC